TCCCTAACAAGTTTGAATATGTTATTAAATTCATTTGATTGTGTTTTAATAATACCGTCATTTGTTTTAAATGATTCTACGTTTCTTATAACAAATCCCTCACAAGCCGGTTTATCATTTTCTGGGTCATAACCTCCAAGCATGCCATGAGTGTCAGTATATTCTTCCCAATTCATACCAAGAAATGATTTTAACCATTCTCTTAAAGAGTCATCTTCTGATTTTTTATCTGATATAAATTCTGATAACGGTTTCTTAATTTCTATTACCGGAACCGTAGGAAAATCCAACATGCCGGCATAAAACTTAACTTCTTCCCAAGAGAGCCATACACCATTTTCTCTTACGGCAAACATATAAAAAAAAGATTCAAGTTTTTTATATCCTATAGAATGTATTCCATACATATTCTCTCCAAATATTTCAAGACCTTTTAAATCATTTTTTATAAGCTCCCATCTATCCCACATAGGTTTATCCCATAGATGTGCACTTGGTGCCGTATGCGACCTTGCAAATACTCCCTCTTTTTTAAAACAATCATTCTGTCCATCTAATTTTTCAGAAGCAATTAATTTCATTTTAGAAATTGGCTCTAAGTATCCTTCTGACAATATCCGGTCATCCGAAGTTGTTCCTTTCGAAATTGGAAAATGTAAAGTTCTTGAGTATTTTGTTGATTCTTCCATTGTTATTTCCAGCTAACCATTAATTCGTTACAAATATGACATACATCTAAACATTCATCGTTTATGTTTAAAACATATGGAATTAAAATGTTTGTTGTCATTTTACCACAAAAATTACATTTTTTATCAAATTCAAGAGCTGTGCTATATTCTCTTTCATAACCAAAACGTAAAGCCAATTTAATATGAAAAGGTATTTTTTCAACCAAAATTTCTCTTGTTAATTTTCTATATAAAATTTCATTTAAATCAAATACTGGCTTATATGTAAATTTATTAAATTTTTCCATTATACACAAAGATAACTATTTTATATTAAACGGATGAGTAACTAAATTGTTTTTAAAAAAATGTTGCTCCAAATAGACTCGAACTATTATCTCGCACCTTCAAAGGGTGGCATCCTGCATTAGACGACAGAGCAATATGTTTTCACTCAGAGATTTGAACTCCAATTACAACAGTCAAAATGTTGTGTCCTGCCAGTTAGACGAAGTGAAAATATAAAACAAAAAACCCGAGACATTTTTAAGTGTCCCGGGTTTTTCGCGTAAGTATTAAATTTTTCTCTTTACGACATAGCAATTCCAGAACTCTTACTCAGAGTTTGTTGTTGTTGTTGCTGTACGAATATTGTTTTCATTTTTCTTTTAAATATTAACTAATTTTTATAAACTCGTTGTTTTTAATTGACTTGTAACCCCGACGGTAGTCGAAACCGCATTTTGAATTCGAAAAATTCACGTCCTAACCATTAGACGACGGGGCTATATATATCTTAAACCTATCCAAATTACGTGCACTTAATTCAGAAAAAAATTTTATAAATTCTTTCAGTTATAAAATATTCTTTCGGCTTGGTGCCCCTGGCGGAAGTCGAATCCGCAAAAACCAAGTTTCTAAAACTTGTAGCTGTGCCAGTTTGCATATGTCACAGGGGCATTTATTACATTTTTTGCAATTGCGATTGCAAATCTGCAATTTTTCTTTGATAATCTGGAAGATTTATTTCTTTAGTTGATGACGTTTTTTTAGTCAACTCTAAAGTCATTTCATCTTGTAAGAATTTAAGTCTTTCCTGCAGTCTTTGTTTTTTCTTTTCTAATTTTCCCATTTTATTGTTTATTATATTTATTGTAGTCAGAGAGGGGATTGAACCCTCGACCTTTTGTGTATAAGACAACTGCTACTTGACCGCTGAGCTACCTGACTATTTGTACCGGAAAAAAGATTTGAACTTTCACGCATTTCAGCGACAGATTTTGAATCTGCTGTGTCTACATTCCACCATTCCGGCATTATTTAAAAGAACTATTCTGTGATCGGGAGAGGATTCGAACCTCCAATTGGCTTTCGCCACAGTTTAGAAAACTGCTTCAATATCCATTCTGGCACCCAATCATTTTATTTTACAACAGTGGTCGAGACAAGATTCGAACTTGCAATTGACTTTCGTCACAGTTTAGGAAACTGTTTCAATATCCATTTCTGACACCCAACCATTATATAGTACCCCTGACAGGGGTCGAACCTGCAAGCTATTTGCGTTTGGGCTTAAACCAAATGAGTTTTCCAATTTCTCCACAGAGGCATTTTTTTCAAAGAACTACATAAAAACAAAAAACCCCAACTTTTCAAGCCGGGGTTTTTTGAACATTTATATTTTTTACTTCATAAACGCACGTTATCCGGCCATACTGATTTTTCCTCTATCAGTTGTTCTAAAGATAATTGTCTTAGTGAGTTGTATGTTGTGATGTTTTTCATTTTTACTCTATTAAATAGTATGTTTTTTTATTAATACGATACAAATGTATAAAAAGTTTTAACTAAAAGCAAATTTATTTTCATTTATTTTTTAATATTTATGGAAAAGCCAATATTATATAATGAATTCACAGGAAAAAAATATAAGAAATTTTGTTAAAAATCTTCTTAAAGAAAATTATCAAGAGATAGATGAAGCGAACAAAGGAAAACAGTTTAACTCATATTTTGAACTTGTATTTAAAAATATAAAACCAAATATTCCAGAAAATAAATTTAGCGATATAGAGATTTTACAAAAAGCTAAAGAATTAATAAATAATAAATTAACAAAAGTTTTTTTAAAAGATTTTGAATATACTGATTTTATTATTATGAAATTGGGAAAATTTGTCTTAAACGATAAAGGAGTTAGAAGTGTTTTAACTTTCAGTAAAGAAAGAGATATAGATAAAGGCTATTCCTATATGTATCTTTATATTTATCATAACACAATTGAGCTTATAAGATTTGGAAGTTCATTTTTCGAAGATAATAATGCATTATTTAAAGAAGCAAAAGAATTCATTAAAAACAGAGATATAAAACTTGTCACAAAAACAGAAGTCGGTAAATTAGAAATTAAAAATGAATTTGAAAAAGACAATATTATAGATGTAACTGATTATAGCAAAATCCAGAAACAAGCACCCATAGAAAGACATGGTGTATTATATGATAAATCTAAAAATTATAAGGTTGGAGATAATTTCTTACATAAAAACTTAGGAGTCGGTAAAGTAGTTAAGACTAAAAGAGTTACAGCAGACGTTCCCACTATTGATGTGAGTGTACAATTTAAAGGCGGAGAACAAAAAAGGTTTAGGATGGAAAAACCAATGATGGGTCAAATTCAAAGTCAGCAGCTGTCGTAGTAATAAAAATACAAACGGTATCTAAATTTTTAAAAGTTTTACCATCTCGTAACTTTTCATCAGGTATTTGAAAGTTAACAATTACTTTTTTATTTGAAAATTTATTACATATTTCAGAAAGCTTTTCAAGGTTTACAGTATTAAGATTATTCGTTTTTATATATAATTGAATATCTTCGTCATTCGGATTTTTAACATCAACATCAATAATATCAACAGCAGATATTACTTCTGTTAATACGTTTTCCTTGATTTCTGATGTGATGTTTTTACTTTTCATACTGTTTTAAACGAGGAATCATCAAAAAAGTTTAAAATTTTCGTTCTTTTTCCATTCTTCTTAAAGATTGTAAAGGAGTTTCTCCAGGCAATATATCATAACCACACCCTATTGTTCCACCTTTCCAAGAACCTGTTCTTTCTCCTACTTCTCCAGTGACTTTATCTGAATTTAGTGTTTTGCAATTTCGTTTTTCTAAGATAACAAATCTATCCAGTGGTCCGGCATAACTAAATTCAATACTAATTGTTTTTCTTTTTTTATTTGGAAAGACAGACCACTTTAACCATTTCCAACGCCATTCTCTTTCTTCTACTTTTAATTCAGCCATTCTATGTTGAATTTCGCCATTTTTTAAAACATAAGTATAAGGATATGATTCTTTCCAGATAACATTTTTCCATTCGTCATGATAAAAATCTTTATAATTTCCTTTAGTTTCATGTGCCCAAGTATTATCTTTTCTTAAAACGCTGGTACGAACCCAATCCCAACTCCATGGCATGTAGAAGCAATGTTTTTTTCTTTTCCAACACCACCAAAAAGAATTTAACTTCCATTTTCCTTCTCCATACCAATAATATCCATATTCAGGATATTCTGAATTATTAATTCCTGAATGAATTGGAAAATCCAAATATACTGAGCCGTATCCAAGAGCTAAAAAAGGTATCCATATTAAAGATAAAAATGAAAAACCGGTGAAAAAAATTCCAATTAAAGGGATTAAGAGAGAAGGGGTAAAATTCATATGTGCTCTATCACTAAAATAAGATGCTGGACTAATTCTAAAACTTGTTTTTTCAAAACCTGTGTAAATATTAATCCAATCGTTTCTATATATATTTTTCATTTTTTACAATTTCTATTAGTTTTCTTAAACAAGCAAGTTCTGCTTCTTCATAAGAATTATAATGAATTGAATTGCCTTTCATTTCATATTTTTCTATAACTGTTATTTCATATTTCCAAGTTTTAACATCTTCTCTGTCATGTAAAAATATTTGGGATAACATATTATATTTTTCTCTAAACCATCTAAATGCTTGTTGGTAAAGTGGAGATGTAACCCATTTATCGCTATAACCCATATTTATTGTAGTTGAAAAATGAGTATCTTCATCACCATCATTTGGATATCCTCTATAAGGTGTTAAACTTTTATCTCCAGCATAATAATTAGCGAAACACGGCTCATTAAAACCCAAATTTCTCAAAGCTAATGCTTCATCATATAATACGAATTCTTTTTTCATTTTTGAATTGTTGTAAGAGTTAAATGATTATCTTCCAAAACACATTCAGCTACCATCCCATCAAGTCCATTTCTATCTTTTAATCGTGTAATTGAAAATATATTTTCTCTTTTTTTTATTGAAAAATAAATATCACTTGCATATACTATTGAAGAGTTTATTGGCATTGTAGTATCATCAACTGATGCTCTATGTTGATTAGAGATAATAACATGAGTATTAAAATTTAATGCTAAACTTCGTAATGTTTCCGCAATTTCTCGTTGCCTAACATATTTATTCTCTTCTGTTTTTCTTATGTAAGATAATCTTGCTTTTAAGTTATATTTTTCAAAAATAACAACTCTGGTATTTTCATCTTTAAATTTCGTATATGAAAAAGAATTGTTATTTAAATCAAACATTGGTCCGTCAATAATTATGACGCAACTACCAGTTAGAAATTCTAAATGATGAGCAATTTTTTGATTGAAAGATTGTATAGTATCTTCATAAAAAAAATCAAGAATAATTAACTTTCCTAATGTTTTTTCTAATTCATGTGAAACTAAATCAGTGTTTCTAAAACGACGTGATGATTCACTAAATAAAAGAACATTAACACCAGACTTTATATAATTAAATGCCATCGTAGTCATTACTAAGGATTTTCCCTGTCCTGCAGTTGAACCAACACCTATAAGTTGAGGGTATATAATATTTTTAGATTCGTCAACACGAACTATATCAGAAAATGGATTCATTATTTAGATTTAGAAAAATATTTCTTACTATATTCGGTAGTAATTTCTTCTTTCATACCGGCTGAGCGTAAATCTTCGTATATTTTATCAGCAATATGTTCACAACCATCAACATCTGAAGTTGTGTCTGTTAAAAGGGTTATTTTTTTAACACAGTCAGGAAAATCCTCAAGAATTTGTTTTAAAGAAACAGCAACACAATGTGATTTTGCTTGTCCAGCAACTAAAACATTATCGTTTTTATCAAATAATTCATGAATAAGAGCAGTATTGTAAATTCCATCAGTTTCATTTTGAAAGATTCCAAAATGTTCTGTATTACTTTCCATCCCTTTTAGATGAGAACAAAAGGATTTTCCAGTTATATCCATCCATTTTCTTAGTGCTGAGTATAATGGAGGGAATATATTAGAACCATAGGTTCCAGAAATGCAATGATAAGGCCATATTGTATGAGTGAAATTATTTTTTGTTTTTAAAACTTCAAGATATGTTAATGCATTGTGAGAATCTTTTGGATTAGCAGTTTTCCAAATACCTTTTTGTACATCTTCTATTGTAATATTTGTAAACGGCTCCGGATTTTTTCCTTCTTGATTTTCCCAATACATTGAATGAAAAATACTATCAAGCAAATGCATGTCTAAAGAAATATGTATTGTTTCTATTTCATTTGCATTTTCAATAATAAATTCAGAAAGTCTATGCATGTCAGAATCAGCTCCTTTTACATAAAGAGAGGCTCCTGGTAAACAAAAATCTGTTTGTGGATCAACGATGAGAAGTGATACTTTTTTCATGATAAAAATGTTTTTCTACAATAATAAACGCAAAGATACAAAAAAAGTTGCAATATATTTAATTACTTTTAAGAATGACATTCGTATGCCCATTTTTCTAAATGATTCCTTTGTTTCTCATTTAACTCGCACCAATATTCATCCAGATATTCTTCACAAACCTTCTTAAATTCATTTGGAATATACATTTGCATCATTTTTCTATGGTGATGCATCGTTCCTAATGGAGCCGGACAATGTCCAAGCCATTCATGTTTAAATAACATTTCTTTTAATTCATGTTTAATTTCTTTTATAGTTTTTTTATATATAAAATCTTCAATACAATCTTCTATAAATTTAGAATGTTCTGGACTATTATCAATTATAATTATTTTTCTGATAATTGGTAATTTTTCAACAAAAACTTCTCTTTTTATAAATTCCTCATTCATATTCACCTTCGCTATACCCATTTTTATGTTCTTTTATTTCTTTTAAAATCATTATAAGTCTTTCTGATTGAGTAGAAGCATCATATTTTGTCCAGCTTCTTTCTTTTCTGTATTCGATAAAATCTTTATGAACAAAATCCTTCGTCAATCCCATAAGAATCTGGTGCATTTTTTTCTCTTGGAAATCCATTTTCAAATTTAATATTTTTTTTCCAATATCCAAAAAATTAACAGTAGTCATTTTTCGGCGACTATTTACAAAGAAAAACAAATCATGGGAAGTTTTTCAAAAAATTATGAAGCTATATCATTAGCGACCGGAACAACAAATTCAAGTACTTTAGGAAATGGAATAACAGCAAATACTGTACATCAAATTTATTGCTTATCGACAGGAGTTATTACAATCAATCCAATGGGTGGAGGGAGTTTTATTTGGTCAGGCACAACAAATTCTTTTATTGACGTGGTTCCATCTTCTGTTGTTGTAGATAGTGGTTCTACTGGATGCTTTATAGGATTCAGAGTTAAAAATATGGGTAATTCATATACTCAAAATGCATTTTAATAATAAATTATAAAATGGAAATTACGTCAGAGAATCCGTTATCAGGAATGAGTAGCAGTGATGTTGCCAGACTTTATCGTAGAATACGAAGAAAGCTTGGTGAACCTGTTATGAACGTTGAATTGCGTGATGAACAATTGCAGGAATGTGTCGAAGAGGCAATTGAAGAGTATTCTTCATTTATCAACAATTGGTCATTAGAGAATAAAATGTCTCAAATGCTTGGTTTACCAAAAAATATTGATTTTACATTAAAATTTGTTTCTAATAATTTTGGTTTTGAAAGAACATTTGCAAGGGCTTATTCAGATTTGGTAGGAAATTCATCAACTTCTTTAAGAGAACTTAAAGTTGCTGTTATTACATTATCTGCCGGAACTCAAAACTATTTTATAGAAAATGGTAGAGAAATAAATGAAGTAATGTGGTATACTCCAAGTTATATTAACTTATATGGTTTAGACCCTTTATCAAATTCAAATATTGCTTATACAGAATTTGGAGCTAGTTTTGCCGGATATAATTTATATTCTGTAATGCCTATTTATGATACATTTTTAACTGCCCAAGCTGCTACGGTAAGAAATAAAGTAAGAGGTTCTGAGTATTCTTATAAAATTGTAGGTGGTCCAAATGGAACCAAAAAGTTAACACTTTATCCAATTCCTAAAATGCCTGCTAATTCCGGATATATTAGTCCTGGTTTTGCTACTCCCGGTAGTGTACTATATTATTATTATGATACGGTTGGTGTTGGTGGTAATAGTGAACTTTCAGGTTTTACTGCTAATCCAAATTATACTGGAGGAACAAATTCATTAGGTCAAGAAAGTCAAGGAAATGGGTTAGTTTCTGGTCCTTCTGATGCTCAACTTTACAATTTGTCATATGCTGAACTTAATGATCCAGCTAAAAGATGGGTTAAAAGATTTGCACAAGCCATGGCAAAAGAACTGTTAGGACTTGGAATAAGAGGAAAATTTAGTACTGTTCCTATTCCAGGTGCAGAAGTTACTCTTAATGCTGATTCTTTAATATCAAATGGAAGAGAAGATATGACTGCATTAAGAGAAGAATTAAAAGACACATTAGGAAAATTAAACTACAAAGCAATACTTGAAAATAATGCATCTATTCAAGATAGTATAAATAAAACATTCATCTATAGTCCTCTTGGGATATGGAGAGGCTAATTAAAATCAATTAAATCATGGCAAATCCTCCTTACAATGATGGTGATAAAAAACCTGAAGAAGCAAAAGAACAAGATGTTTCAAGGAAAGGTATTGATTTATTCTTTGGAGAAAAAGAAAGGGAATTCTTTGATACTGTAGGAAGAGAATTGGTAAATGATATTATTAAGGAAAGTTTTGTTCTTTATAAAATAGATTATGCTAAAACAAACACACATAAACTTTATGGAGAAGCTAAAAAGAAAGCTTATAAAACTCCGATTGAAGTATTCGGTAGAATTAACGTAGAAGTTGAATCTCCAGAATATATGGCTTCAGGTGGACTAATTAAAAAAGGTTATGGAAAAATTACTGCCGATGTTTATAGAAGTCATTTAAATGAATTAAATGCAAATCCAAAAATAGGAGATTTTATGTACTTTAAAGGACATTTTTACGAAATAATAGATGATGGCTCTTCAAACATTGGAAACGAACAATCTTATGCTGGAGATATAGTGTTTTCAATAAAAATAATAGGAATTAGAGTTAAGGATGATGTTTTCAATGCAAAATAATTAATTCTGACATAATGACATATTTAATTTCTGTTTATAAATAAAATTCGTTATTATTACAACTCTTGTTTAAAATTTAACCTAATCCAATATTCCAATTACTAAAACCATAGTTAAAGCTATAAGCTGTATGGATTTAATTAGTATGCATAAAAAGACATAGTTAAAAAATATATGAATTACAATCAACTTTAACTACAAAACCTTTATGCCAGTATAAATTTGAAGGTAAATTTATATTCTTTTTAAAATATACCAAAGTTTTCTTGCCCCTGATTACTGTTGCTTTCATAATTTTAATCAAACGACTAACTGTTGAGCCTGATTTATTAATTAACAAAGCCAATTTTTTTACACTAATTTTTAAATAATTAGAAAATTCACCGAATGTTTTCAGAGGTACTTTAATAGCTTTTTTATGGCGTTTTAAAGCATTAGCTCCTGTTGGATTAGTTTGGTCTTTCCTAATTTGATTAATGTACTTAAATTGACTTTGTTTATGTTTTAATACTTCATATCGTAAAGAGTTTGTAAGTAAAGATAAAGTGTTATTGTTTTCTATTTTAATATCATGTTTTAATTTGATATCATAAACTTTTTTTAATTTTTCAGTTGAAATGAAAATAATATCCTTCCCTTCGGTTCTTATCCAGTTATTATCTTTAAAGAATTTGATATATTTTATTATTGAATTTCTACTTAATCCGCTTTGTTTTGATAGTTTATAGGGTGAGTAGTTATAAACTCTACCATTAGAGTGAATATGTTTTAATTTAAGAAAAACAGCATAATGTCTAATGATATCGCTGTCTATAAATAATTTTATTAAATTAATATTTGTTTTCATCTAACAACGAACGTATAATTCGTAATTCTTGGCATTTTTGTGCAATCTTAAATGTTATTTTTCCAAAAAGCAAGTTTACTGATAAAAAAAACTATTTATTAGATATAACCATAATTAAAAATGTCAATTCAAAGTAACATAAACAATCTTCTCGATCAAAGTTTTGAAAATAATAATTATTTACCTAAAAAACTTCTTTTAGAAGATATAGACCAAGGTGTTGTTGATTATATAAATTCATTAAATATTTCTGTTATTAATGCAGAAGATGTTTTAGCTAAAGTTCCGGTGATTTATTTAAATCAAGAAAGATGGGCGGAATTTAAAATGAACTGGAAGTTTTTAAAAGATGAAAGTGGAGAAGAAATAAATATGCCTTTTATGGTAATAAAAAGAACTTCTGTCAAACCCGGACAAAATCCACTTAAAAGAACAATTCCTAAAAAGAAAAAATTTGTTTTTGTTAAAGTTCCAATTTTTGATGGAACACTTAAAGGATATGATTTATATAAAATTCCACAACCCCCAAGAGTAGATGTGCAATATGAGCTAAGATTTTTAACGCATTATATTCAAGATACAAATGTTTCTTATGAAAGAATGATTATGGATGGATTCTCTGATGGACAAGGCTATATGAATATAAACGGATATAATATTCCATTAATGTTATCTGACCCAAGTGAAGAAAATACAGTTGATGAAATAGCCTCAGATAGAAAATTTCAAATTATGTTTCCTTTAACTGTTTTCGGCAAGTTGGTAGACCCAATAAATTTTGAAAGAGTACCAACAATAACTAAAATTAAGATAGATATAACAGAGAGATGAGTTTTAAGAATTTTCTCCTATTTATTGTAAATAAAAATAACATTTAAAAAATAAAAAAACATGGCCACAGTCTTCGTTAGCCCAGGGGTATACACAAGAGAACAGGATTTTTCTGTATTCGCATCACAAATAGGAATCACAAGACTCGGTCTTGTTGGTGAAACAACAAAAGGTCCGGCTTTTGAACCTATAAAAATTTCAAGCACAGATGAATATGTGGCAAGATTTGGAACAACAGATACTAATTTGCAACTTCCATACGTTGCTAATTCGTTTTTAAAACAATCTCAAGAACTTACAATAACAAGGGTTTTAGGTAAAGAGGGTTTTACTAATTCTGCTGCTTGGATTATTCAAGGAAGTACATATGAGTATTTTTCTGGAACTTCTACACAAACTGGTGTAACTATTTCAATTAATAATCAATTACTTTCTACTGGATGGACAATTACAACTTCTGCAGATACTGTAATGGCTGATAATACTATTTCAGCAGCAACTGTTGGAAATGATACGGTTGTTGGTTTTAGTGGTGCTTCTGTTTCTACAACAGCGTGGTTAAATGCGTTAAATACAACTTCGTTTAGTGGATTTGGATTTACGGTAGCTGGAGATAGTTCAACAACATATATTTCATCAGCAACTACAATAGTTTTATCACTAACAGCTGATACCAGACAAAACAGCGGAGCATTTAGTGGTTCTCCTCTTTGTGTTATTAGAAGTAAATCTTCTGATGAAGGTACAACATTCCTTGCGAATAATGAAAGCTCAATTAAAATTGCAAATATTACAAGTACCTTATTCCCTTTTACATTAAGCGGAACAACAGGACCTTTAACCGCTTTAACTACTAGTGCTATTACTGTTTCTTTAGATGAAACAAGAGAAGATTATATTGTTAAAGTTATTGGGAAAGATCCAAAAAAATACAGTACTGACTTTGGTATATATGTTGAAAGTATTTATCCACACTTTATAAGAGAAGCCTCAAGTAGAAGTGAAATCCTATCAATAAGTTCTGCCATTACATATTCTACAGATGCTATTTATACAGATTATGCAACTGAATTTCAAACTCCAGTAACTCCTTACATTGTTTCTAAAGTTGCAGGTGGTGTTGTTAGAGATTTATTTATGTTTACTTCAATATCTGATGGTGATAGTGCAAATGAAGAAATTAAAATTTCAATTGCAAATATTGATGATGTTACAAAAACATTTGATGTTGTAATTAGAGCTTTTGGAGATACTGATGCAAGTATCTCGATTTTAGAAAGATTTAGAGCATTAACTCTTGATCCTACTCAGCCAAATTATATTGCTAAAGCAATTGGAACATTAGATGAGGATTATCCAAGAATGTCTAATTACGTTACACTTACTTTAGCTGAAAATCACCCTACAAATACAGTTCCTGCAGGTTTTAAAGGTTATACTTTTAGAAATACAGGAATAAGTGGTTCGACTTCTCCTAATATTTATTACAAGACTCAGTATTTTTCTGGAGATTCTACATTTAAAACTTATTTAGGCGTGTCTGAGCTCGGTTATACCGGTCACACTGCTGGAAGAGTTTCTATTAGTCAATCAGTTAAAACTATTGAACATGATTTGTGGAGTTATATTGGAGCTACTCCATCAGGAACTACTACAGTAAAAGGATTTCACTTAGAAAGTGTCGCTTCTACTACTGATTTTATTGTTGGAACATTTTCATCAATAAGTGGTTATACAAAATCTGAACGTAAATTCACTTTAGTTCCGGCTGGAGGCTTTGATGGTTGGAATAAGTTTAGAAGTCCGGATTTTACATCCTCTGCGATTGATGCACAAAATGTCGTAGCTATAAAAGAAGCTATTGATACAATGACTAATTCGGAAGAAGTTGATATTAACTTATTTGCTTTGCCTGGTGTAGATTTTTATAATCATGAAGATGTTGTTAAATATGGTTTAACAATGATTGAAAATAGAGCTGATGCACTTTATATTGTTGACTCTCCAAGAATTTCTACTGCAGATGCAAAAGGAACTGCTACAGAAGCTGTTTCTGACCTTCAAGGTACAGGAATAGATTCAAATTATGCAGCAACATATTGGCCATGGGTTCAGATTAATGATGCAAATTTTAATAAATTTGTTTATGTGGCTCCTACATTGGAAATTGTTAGAACAATTGCTTTAACTGATAATGTTTCTTATCCTTGGTTTGCTCCAGCTGGTTACAATAGAGGTGCTGTATCTGAATTAGTTCAAAAAGCTGATATTAAATTATCACAAACTGATAGAGATACACTATATCAAGATAGGATTAATCCGATTGCGACTTTCGTTCAACAAGGTGTTGTAGTATTTGGACAAAAAACTCTTCAGGTTAAACAATCAGCTCTTGATAGAGTAAATGTTAGAAGACTTTTATTACAGGTTAGAAGACTTATCGCCGCCGCTTCTCAGACTTTATTGTTTGAAGCAAACGATTCAACGGTTAGAGATCAATTCTTACAAAAAGTTGAACCAATATTACTTCAAATCCAAAATCAAAGAGGTTTAACAGCTTTTAATGTTGTTCTTGATAAGGCACCGGCAGCTAATGCTCCTAATACTTTGACTGGGAAAATTCAGCTAAAACCTACGCCCTCACTTGAATTTATGGATATCTCATTTAGTATTTTGCCCAATGGCGCGAATTTTTCAGATTTTTGATCTTAGCCTCAAACTATCAATAAAATCAAGGGATACAATAAAATGTATCCCTTTTTTTATTATTAAAAAAATAATTATTTACTTTTTTAAAAATTTAATCATATTTACAAATACAACAATATGTGTTGGTTAAAATTGAATATATGAAATTAATTTGTATAAACTGTAATTGTGATTTTGAAAAACCGCAAGAACAAAAAACGTGTTCCAGAAAATGTTCTGATGAACTTAAAAAGAAAAATAACAGAGAAGAGCGAACTTGTATAATGTGTAGTAAAATATTTGAAGTTAAAAAAATAACTGAAAAAACAATGTGTTCTGATGTTTGTAGACAAGAGTATGATAAAATTCCAGAAAACAGAGCAAACAGAATGAAAAAAACAGAAGAGGCTGTAATTAAAAAATATGGTGTTAAAAGCACTTTACAACTTGATGATGTAAAAGAAAAAATAAAAATAACAAACATAGAAAGATATGGAACAGAAAGTCCATGTCAAAGTGAAGAAGTTAAAAACAAATCAAAAGAAACTTGTTTAGAAAAATATGGAGTTGAATATTCTTTACAGTCAATTGAGATTAGGCAGAAAGGAAATATTTCAAAAAAAGAATTATATGGAGATGAAAATTATAATAACAGAGAACAAGCTGTTAGAACAATGAATGAGTTATATGGTGTAGATTATGCTATTCAAAATGAAAATTTTCAACAAAAGCAACAAGAAACTAATTTAGAACGATATGGAGTTAGGTTTGCTTTGCAAAATGAAGAAATAAAGATAAAAGCTCAAGAAACTAATTTAGAACGATATGGAGTTAAATTCATTACTCAAAATGAAGAAATAAAAACAAAAATAAAAGATACTAATTTAGAAAAATATGGAGTAACATCACATCTCGCATTTAAAGAAGTCAGAGACAAAGGAAAAGAAGTTATTTTTGAAAAATATGGAACATACAATCCAATGAGCTTAGATGAGGTTAAGGATAAAAGAAAAAAAAATAATTTAAAGAAATATGGAGTAGACCATCCAATGAAATTAAAAGAGGTTTTAGAAAAAAATCATTTATCTGGACTTCGAATACATAAATACAAAGACACAGAAATAACCTACCAAGGTTCCTATGAAAAATACTTTCTCGAGCTTCTTGAAGAAAAAGGCTTATTAAATGAGGTAACTAATGGTAAAAGTTATGATTATATTTTTGAAGAAAAGCAACATGTTTATCACACGGATTTTTCATTTAGAGGAAAACAAATAGAAATAAAATCCGGATGGACATATAATAACAATGGAAAAAACTTAAAACTACAAGAGATAAACGAAACAAAATGGCAATCTGTTAGAAAATTTGGTGATTCTATTGTGGTTCTTATTAACAAATCCGAAATTTCAGGATTTATTAAAGCTTTACAATAATTTCCAAGCTCATTAATTTAGCACATGCCAAGAAATAAAATATATTTAATTTATTGTAAAACAAATAATTTGTATAAAATAGGAGTTTCTCTTAATAAAGACAAGAGATTAAAACAACTTCAAACCGGCAATCCTTACGAAATTTCAATAATAACTACTTATGACAGTAAATACCCTTATAAGGTAGAGAAGGTTCTTCATAACGTATTTATTTCCAGAAAAACTCCTGATAATTTTCAATATGATTTTGAATTATTAAAAGGAGAATGGTTTAATCTTTCTCCAAAAGACGTTTTAGAATTTATTAATTCTTGTAAAAGAATAGAAGAAACAATAGACAATCTTAAAGTTGCTGGTAATCCGTTTATTTAATTTCGTTTGTCAACTCAAATTTCAACGTTCCACAATCCCAAATTCTATCAAATCCATTTTCTTGAGCTAATTCCCATTCTGTTTTTGATGGGTCTCCATTGAATTCTTTTAATAATGTTTGTTTGTTGTAAGTGAATCTGTGAAATCGATTTAAGTAATCTTTCGTATTTAAATAAAAATAACTTGGTTTACTTTGTCCTAAAAATTTAAAACCATTTTTAGAATATACGGTATTTTCTGAATTTATGCCTGACCATCTGCAGTCAGCATATGAAATTATTGATGTGAAATTATTATTTTTTTTGAAGTGACTTAATAATTTTTCAAATCCACCTACGACATTTGTATTTATAAGCGAACAAAATCTATTTAATTCAAATTCCCCTTCTTTTGATTCTTTAAAACCGGTTACAATTCTTTTTTTAGAAAAAGTCATAATTGAAACTAATTCAGAATTAAAATATAAGCCATATCGAATTGAGTCAACCGAAGTCCATTGTATATGATTTCTATTTAAAAATTCATTTTTATCTTTATTTGACACTTCTTTTATTTCGCATTTTCTTGCATAAATCTTATTGTTTGTCTTGTTTATTAAATTTAATATTCTGCTGTGTACTATTTCTTTTCTATCTCTAATTTCATCATCAAAAATATGAATTAACTTAATTCCTTCTCTTTCACATAGCCTTGTTTTGTGCAAATGATATATTTTATCTCTTTCACCCGAGATTTCTGAATGATAGTAATTTCCATTAATTTCTAAAGCAAGGTTGAATTTTGGAATAAAAAAATCTAATTCTAATGGAGAAATTATTCTTTTTGTGTTTTGTATGTATTCAATATTAAATTCATCTAATAAGTTTTTAATGTCCATTTCTGGTTTTGAATATTTTATTGGATTACACACTCTACAAATTGGGACATTTCTATTAAAAATTGTCAGAAAAACATTTTCACACTTATTACATTTTACTTCATAATTTATGTGTGAATCCCATGTTTTTCCAGAAGAAATTGTTGTATAACTATTGAAATCAAAACTTAAGTTTCCTTTTTTTAATATTTCTCCAATAGTTTTTATAGATTTTTCTCTTTGTTCATTTTTGAATTCACTAGATTCAAAAAAGTAATTATATCCATACTTTTCCTGCATTGTTTTAAGCATTTTTTCACGAACTTCAGCATTGTTTATTGCATGTTCTGCTCCATATTTTTTTAAATTTGTTTCTTTCATTTTATCTAAAAACTCTTCTAATTGAAGATGATGTTCCACTCCATATTTTTCAAGAATTGTTTCTTTAGCTTTATCTCTATTGTTATAGTTTTCATCACCATATTTTTCTAATTTAATTTCTTTGGATTTTATTGAAAAATTTTCTAATTGTAAAACATTTTCAACTCCATATCTTTCAATGCAGGTTTCTTTAGCCTGTTCTCTGTTTGTGTAGTTTTCATCTCCGTATCTTTCTTTTTTTGTTTGTTTTACCTTTTCTGCAAATCCTTCTATTTGAGACGGATGGTCAACTCCATACTTTTCCTGTATTGCATCTCTCGTTTTTTGCATTCGCTCATCTTTGTGTTTTTCTTTGTATATTTTTAAACACTCTGGAGAACAATTTAATTTTGATTTATGTTTTCCGGTATTAAATATATTACCACATGTAGCACATTCTTTTTCTCTGGAACCAAATTTTTCAGCATATGTTTCTTTAAATTTTTTTACTTTCTCATCACTGCTTTGTTTTCTTAATTCTTTATAACAATCTTTTGAACAAGTTAAAACATGATTATGTTTACCTGGATCAAAATCATTTTGACAAATTGCACATTTTTTTATTTTTCCCATAACGTAAGTATTGTGTATTTATGTAAATATAGCAAAATAAAATTAAAAAACAAATAATAAACAAATTTGTTTTTATTTTTTAAATCATAGAAATTTTTTTTTTTTAGTATTTATAAGAAAACTTAATAATAAAAAACATGGGAGTTATAATGTTCCGTCCTGTTCCAATCGAACAAGAACCAAAAAGAAAGAATAGATTCAGTCTTGAATTTCCAACTGAATTAGGATTCGAATCTTATTTAGTGCAAACCTCTGGAAAGCCAAAGATAACAATCAATGCGACTGAGGTGCAATACATGAATACCTCAACATTTGTCGCTGGACGCTACAAATGGGAGACTATTGATATTGAATTTATCGACGTAATCGGACCATCAACCACACAAAAAGTTATGGAATGGGTTCGTTTACATGCTGAATCAGCTACCGGTAAAATGGGATATGCTGTAGGATATAAAAAGAACCTTGTCCTTAAAGCTGTTGATGGGGTTGGTGAAGATGTTGAAAAATGGACAATGGTTGGATGTTTCATAACATCAGCTGATTTTGATTCATATGATTATGGCTCTGATGATATTATTAAATGTAAAATCACTGTACAACCAGACAGGTGCCTTTTAGCATAAATAAAATCTATTATTAAATATAAAAAGAGAGAGGTTGAGATTTTCAGTCTCTCTCTTTTTTTGAGAGCTATTTATTTTAAAGCAAAAGCATGATAGATTTAATAATTGATATTAGTTTTTCTATTGATATAGAAGTTATTTCTTTATGTGAAATTAATATAGAAATATAAACAAAATAAGTAATGCAACAAAATATAAAAACTTTCCAAATTAAGCAAAATGATACGCTTCCAGCACTTCAAGTAAATATAAAAACTAGAGATTATTTGGATTCTATTATTCCTTTTGATTTAAGTGCAGTAACAGCTTGTACGTTTTCTATGGCTGATAATTTTGGAAATTTAAAAATATCTTCAATTACCGCAGTTACGAATTCGGTTTCTGGTGGAACCATTCAATACGATTGGATAGAAGGCGATACTGACACTTTTGGAAAATATAAAGCTGAATTTGAATTATTTTTTTCTGGTGGAACCAAAATGACGGTACCAACATTAGGATTTATAGAAATAAATATTTTAAAAGATTTAAACGGTATTTAAATAAGATACAATGTCAACAATTTCTGGAAGAGGAACGCCTGGAGGATTATCACAGCCGGCAGGAATGTCTTATAGTGATATTCTTACTGATATAATATGGATTCAAAAAACATCTCCATTTGGTAGTAATTGGGTTCCTATTACTGAAACAATGGGTGTTAATTTTGGTTATGTAATAAAATCAGCAAATTATACCATAACAACAGCCGATAGAACAATTGAAGTTACATCAACATCAACACAAACACTTCCTACCGCAGTTGGAAATAGTGGTTCTGAATTTCGCGTTATAAATGTTAGCACTGGTAATGTTGTGGTAGATACAACGAGCTCACAAACAATAGGTAACCTTTCAACAGGAAACCCAACATCAATAACTCTTGCTCCAGAAGAATGGCTTGATGTGATATCTAATGGAACTAATTATAGAAAAACTTAAAAAATAAAGACATGAGTGGATTCAAAAACATAAATATAAATCCAGACAGTATTTCAATGGATGCTGGGAGTAGAACAAGGGTTAGTCAAATAACAACTCTTCATGATGGTAAAATCCTAAATGGAGACAATACTAATGTATTTGATACACAAGGTACTGGAACAAGTGGTTTTACTGGAAATAAATTTGGTATGTCAGCTGCGACAGGTCAATATGTTATAAGACAAACAAAGCGTTTTAGTCCATATTCAGCTGGTAAGTCACAATTAGTTGAATGTACATTCGATACTTTTGGTCTTGAATCTGGAGTGACTAAAAGAGTTGGTTATTTTAGTACAAGTGCTGTGGCACCATTCACTGCAAGTACAGATGGATTTTATTTAGAAAATGATGGAACAACATATAAACTTAAAGTAGAAAGATTGGGTGTTGAAACTGTCAACGTGCCTTGGACAAGTTGGGATAATTATGCGTTGGTTTCTGGTTATTCTTGGAATAATTTTACTGTAGTTGTGTTTGATTTTTTATGGCTTGGCGGTGCTGTGCTTAGATTTTTTTTAAAGA